TCTATGACTAAGTTTTCTCAAGTAGAGAACTTTGCTAAGCATGAGCAGATACAATGGACTATTGATCCAGAGATACTTGCTGATAAGTTTGGTATGGACTTGGTTATATCTATTGATGACGCAGCCGAATCAATTATGAATATCGGTAAAGCTAAACCTACAAGAGAAGAGAAGATACTTGCTTGGAAACAAGCAAATGGTATCAGTCTTGCCTCTTAATAACAATCTATGGTTAGGCGAGAGATCGCCTAGCCTTTCTTTAGGTGTATATTATTTGGTATCAAAGTTGATAAAAATATAAGCTACCCTCTATGCGAATGGTACTGAATCTTTGGAGTATTTTTAGATGATACTTGTTGCAACAATAGTATGCACCTTAAGAAAGGGAAAATAATATGACATTTTATCATGGACTAGGTATGTTCTTATTTAATATGATTGCTTTTTTTATTGGCATAATAATTGCATACTATATAATTAATAAAGTAGACAAAGAAAGAAAAAGAAAAGAAAACTTAGAATATCTATTAGGTAGGAAATGGAAGAAAGATGATACTGAATGATATATACTAACCCCCCTGCAACGACAGGATACTATAACATAAAATAACAAAAAAAACAACGAGTCACATTGACACAATTAGTAAAATGTGCTATAAGGATAAATATGTTTTATGAAAAAAAAGAAAAGACACCAGATGAAAAGTTAGCTATTGCTAAAATACAAGTAATGATGGAAGATGCATTTGGTATGTTAAGTAATAGTGAATCTAGCCTTGCATTACAATCAAAAGCAAGGAACTGGTTTTATACTGCTGATTGTTCTTTGTGGTGTGATATGGCAGGAACTACACACGACCACATAAAAAAATTGTATGAAACTTTGCAATTTAATTATAAAAATGGTATCATAACACAAAGTGAATTACGATTTGGTATCAGAAGATTAGAGAAAAAAATATGAAAAAGATAATTGATAAGATAAATGCTTGGTCATTGTATTACAGAACAGAGATTGTTTGGTTTGCTATTGGTTTTATTGTGGGAGTTATATTATGAAAGCTAAAGATATAGAAAAAAAGATAGGCACACTATCTAACCCAAGTAAAATGCCTGCGTTTGGTTGGGGTATATCTGCAAAACATTGTAAGACAGGATCAAAACTAGCAAAAATAAAAGGCACTATCTGCCATTCTTGCTATGCATTAAAGGGTAGATATGTATTTAAAAATGTATTTAATGCTCACGAGATAAGGCGTAAGGCAATAGAACTAAATGAGTGGGTAGATTATATGGCAGAATTACTTACTATAAAATATAAAAACATAGACAAATCAAAGAAATATCATAGGTGGTTTGATGCAGGTGATATACAATCTTTCTCACATTTAATGAAAATATTTGAGGTGTGTGAACTTACACCACAAATAAATCATTGGTTAGCCACAAGAGAATATCAAATAATAAAACAAATCAAAGAAGAAGATGTGCCAAAGAATTTATGTTTGCGTGTATCAGCAATCAAAGTAGATAGCCCACCACCTAATTTTTGGAAGTGGACTTCTGGTGTACACAAAGATAAACCTGCAATAGGTAGAGATTGCCCTGCTTACAAACAAGATGGTGAGTGTGGTAGTTGTCGTGCCTGTTGGAGTCGTTCAGTTAAACAAGTAAGCTATAAGGAGCATTGATGGAAATAAATGATGAAAGAATAAAAGAGTGGATTGAAAAATGTCCAGAGCATGATAACGAATTATT